CTCCCATGAGGGTGCTCTGAAAAGGGCACCCGAATTTTTATTTCATAAAACCCTTGGTACATATGCCTTTATCCAATAATATCGACAATTATTATTTGACTAAAGGATTCAATTGTAGACCAATTGTAGACCAAATTAAAAACAATGTTTGATAATGGTCAATAAATAAGTGAAAGCCTCGGATATATTACTCCGAGGCTTTTAAGTATTTTCTTTCTATAATAAGCGTCTTAGATCCCACTATATTTGATTCCTCTACATAATACTCAAATATCTTGTCCGATGCATATACATCAACATAGCATGGAGAAATCAATTTATCCGAATTAGAACTGATTAATTCTCGCGCTTCCTTTCGTGATTGAATTTGCTGACTCTTAAATTTGTATACTTTCATATGTCTCGCAGCTCCTTCACTGGATCAGAAGTTTAAACTATCAGATAATCATGGTAATATTAACCTACTCAGCAGCACCTACATTTCGAAAGGAGCGTCATCATTGCCACGTGTCTCCCGTGGGAGATGCTTGCTTCATGTATTGATATCTTCTCGTGGTTGGACCCACGAACAGTATGCCTATATGTCCGGTCGTTCCCCGCGAATGATCGACTACTTTTGTTCAACGGAAAGGATTATGAAACCAGAGGACATCTATGTAGCAATGAAAATCTTCGGCTGTGGCATTGAAGATATCTATGAATTCCATGAACAAGCAGCGGATTAAATTCCGCGCTCCCCGGGTCTAACCGAACAAATTGTTCGGTGATAACTGTTCGGCAAGCTTTTGTTAAATTCTCACTCCATTCCCTCCATCTCTCGGTATTTGTAACCGCTTCACAAATGAACGAATAAGTTTCCACGTCTTGTCATCTATTATGTGTATGGAATAATATTACTACGATCAATCATCCTATACAAGACTTGTATTCACAATTGCGCAAGTGTATTATGAAACATATGTTCTTATTTTGGAGGCGCATAATATGAGCTATATGGAAGCCATCACACATGAGGATAGATATTACGTCAAACGCTCAGTCATATTGCCTATGGTCATTGCAGCGTTTGAGCGCGACTCTCGCCACATGGAGCAGCATCTGCGGACGCCGGGTCCTTATGTCGATGCAGTCAAACTGGCAATCAGCCGGGCATGGGAAGAACATAAATTTGTAAAGAAGCATTTTTGGGATAAGGGCTTGAAGGTATATGAGCAAACCAATTATGAACATCACATACACGTTAAGTTTAAGTGCCGGGGGTATGAATCGGATATGGAGTTACAATGGGCCTTTGTGACAGGTGAGGCATCCGTCCTCATGCGTAAATACCTTGGACTGGACGTAAGCATATACGAGAGTAAGGACGGACCGGAGAACACGTGGGAAAAGTATTAATAATCGGTCCAATGATTATGCAAACCGGGTTGTACGGGGCGAGGATCAGCATCGTCACGTAATACAATGATACCCTGTGTGGTGGTCTTATCAGGCCATGTGATGTAATCATGGTCCTCGAGATATTGCAGGCTGCGCATGATATCGCTTCGTGTGCGGCCTGTTTTGGCTTCTAGCAGTTTAAAGATAGGCATTCGGCCTTTGCGGTGGGATGGGTAGTTAAGTAGGATTCGATGGAGTTTTCTTTCTTTATCCGGGAGCATGTTATCACCTCTGATGGGAACTTATGTTTGTATTATATCAGGGTTTAAATCAAAATAGAAAAGTAATTCATGGTAAATGTTACCTACCTTTGGTAAACTGTCTTTATTACTTTAGTCATGGGGGGATGACATGAAATTCCGATTATTAATCACAGCAATCGCTATTACAGGGGTATTAGCTGGATGCAGTTCGACAAGCTCTAGTGCAACCAACGAGGAAGAACTTGCATCTACAAAAGAAGCATTAGAAAAACTTCAAATTGAAAACGATTCACTAAAACAACAATTAGACGATTTCAAGAACGGACCTGATAAACTTCTTGCAGAGGCTAACTCGCATTTTGCTTCTGATGATATCAAGAAACTAACCAAAACATATGAAACGATTTCTAAAAAGCACCCTGGATCTGAAGAAGAGAAAAAAATAAATGAATTAGTTACCGAGCTTCAGACCAAGCTCGACAAGAAAGCAGCAGAAGAAAAGATTGCTACTGAGAAGTTGGCCGCAGAAGAGAAAGCAGCCGCTGAAAAACTAGCTGCCGAAGAAAAAGCAAGGCGCGAACAAGCAAGTTCATCAATGAGAAAAAACACAGATGAAGTAACTGGAACCACAATATACAAAGATAAAACAAGCCCTCAGTATATAAATGATAACGGGTTTAACATGTTTTTCGCTACTGCTGAGGGAAGTGACATTCCCGTCCTGTATGTTAGATTCCAGTACACAGGCGACAATTGGTTGTTTATAGATAACTACACGCTGAGAGTTGATGATCAAGTATACACAGTTAATCCGAGCTACAGCGAAGTAAATAGAGATAACCAGGTCGGGGGAGTTTGGGAATATTACGACACATTGGTTACAGGGGAACTATACGATATCATCAATGCAGTTATTAATTCCAATAAAACCGTTATCCGATCACAAGGAGAAAGATATCAAGACCGGACTGTTACAGCCCAAGAAAAGAAAGCTCTGCAAAATGTGTTAGATGCATTTAAGGCGATGGGCGGCACTGACGCACAGTTTAAGTTATAAGATGATCAATTAGATGGAGATAAAGAAGAACCTACCAGCACATAGCTAGTAGGTTCTTTTGCTTATTTCTCTGCTTCGATTGCTTGCAGTTGCTTTTCAAGTTCCACAATCCGGGCCGTATTTCCACCGATCAGTTTCAGGAAGTTCTTACGTAATCGGTTCATGGATACAGCTGCTTGTTCTCTGGTGATTGGCGCACCCGGCATCGTACCGTCAAAGTAACCGTTCTTGGTCATCTCTTCCCAGGTCGAAGCCGCCCATGGACTAACCACATTAATGTCACGTTCTTTTTTATCAGGCACCTTTCCTGCATCCCCCTTTACCGTATCGTATTGATATAAATTGTACTCATCCATAAGAGCTATAAGCTTAGTAGCATACTTCGGATCAGTAGCATAACCGGCTTGCTGGATCTCCCTCGCCGCTGTCTTTCCATCTACTCCGATAACCTTCTTGTAAAGATTTCTGTTCCAACTCACGCCATTCAGAATCAGCTTGGTATGATCTGCGATGGACTCACCCCAATTATTATAGGCGCGAAATGCTGCATTTACTTTAACAGCCTTTCCGTTCACGTACTCGGTTGTCGGCATCGTACAACTCCCGGCTGTCCCCTTGCCTTTGATTCCGAATAAGTTATTTCCCTTGACCGTCAAGCCGGATGTTCCCCATGCGCTCTCAAGAGCAGCCTGAGCGATAATTAATGATGCAGGAATTTTGGTCTTAGCCATATCAGACACGGCAAAGGTTGCGATTTTTTGGATGAATGCCAGCTTACTACTCATTGGATTCACCAACTGCCTTTGCTGTTTGTTTCACGGCCTGATGCCCGAAAACAGCAAAGGCTCCGCACAATATGCCCTGAATAACCGACTCGACTGACCAGCCAAGCAATCCAATAGTCAAAACAATCGCAATTACCAGCACGATATACACAATGCTCCAATTCGGGATATTAGGCGTCTGCTTTAAGATATATCCAATTACCCAACATACCGCTACCACGACCAGTAGCCGCGGATCTATCAATTCAAAAATCATATTCCATTCCATATTCATTCATCCTCCTATTAATTGAGTGCAGCCAGCTTTATCCCAGCCCATACAGCAGCTACAACAACACCAGCAAATCCGGTAATAACAGCTCCGTAGAAAGTACGCTTAAACCACTTCTGATCTTCCTTTTGTACATTCTGTTCTGCTATTGCCGTTTGTGCCGTTCGCAATGCTTCATCTGCTATCTCTTTGGCGGTTTGCAAGAGATCAAGTCTATGATGAGCTGATTTAGCAGACTGATCAGCGTTACGCGCAATCTCTCTCAATGTCTCGACCGCAGCTGCCAATGTAGGTACTACTTCGAGTGTCTTTTCAATCCTTGCAAGCTGGATCTGTATATCAACGAGTAATTTCGAATTATCATCTGACATGTCACCCACCCCTTGTATTTGACTCATCCCCTCGTCCCCCTATATCTCTGTAATAAAAATAGCCCCCGGACCACCCAGGGGCATAAAAAAGACACGTTCACATTAGTGACGTGCCGGTTAAGCAGATACTTCATTGACCAATTCGGTTACAACATCTTTTAGATTGGAGAGCCGTGGGACCTGTTCAAGTGTGTATTGACCTGTCAAAACGGCTCCGTACCAGATCTTAACGAGCGCACTATCTTTAGTGAATATCATGATTATCACCTCCCCTCATTGGTTATTGTGGCATCGCATCATCATGGTTAATTCAATAATCGCCTGTCTTAACTCGGCGTTTTCTTGCTGTAAATCAGATACTTTTTTATCAAGTGTTTCATGTGCAACGTAATCGTAATATAGCTCGCCTGTATCTAATACAATGCGTAAATAAGCGTTCATGCCTGGAATGTCTTCTCGTTCTGGCAATTCTGCATCTGTTACAATCAAATTATCCTCATCTGGACTGAAATTGGAGTAAATCGCCCTCACAGTTCCGATCCCAGTCGAAAAAAATTCAAACACAACATTCTTCATTAAGTCATCATCCTTTCCCTACACATAGATTATCTTCCCATTTCCTTCAGCTCGCGCATTGTTGTTTCCTTTTGTATCTGTCAAAACGCCCAGCCTAACATTGTTATCGAAACTAAAACCTGTAGGCATTGTTGAATTATTAACGAGCGCATTCCCTGGTGGGCCACTAGCACTTGCTGATATTTGGTATACAACCGAAGCAGTCTTGGCCTGTGCTGATATCTGAATAGATGAAATAAAGACATAGTGTATACTTGAAATTTCAAATAATCTCCATGCTCGATTGGCACTATCCATCAATGCGATTCCGATCAAATCACCATTCAGCGCTTGGTTTATCCGTGTCCTTGGCAAACTAGTCGTTGCATCCATGTTAGTTGTAAATGCAATCATATTTAGTCGTGATGGAAGGGTAGCAAATGTGGTGAAGTTAACCCCTAATGTAGTGTTCCAGTTTTGCCATGGGAATGACAGGTCTACAGTGCCATAGTTAACTATCTGTGCACCAGCGACGACAATCGGATAATCGTAAATACCCGCTTGCAAAGTTTGAGTTGTCGGTCCGGGAGTAATATTGGTTTGACTGGTATTTCTCGTAATTAGCGTACCTGTTACCAAACCATTATCAGTACCGATATTTTTTGTGCTTCTCACATCGCCTGCCACTGCTGTTCCATACTCACCCCCTTCACCCTGTAAGATAAAAGCCGTTCCGTTGTAAACCAAGGTATAAATAGAGTTGGCCTTAAGATTACCTGATGCTACAGCACTTCCGTTCGCCTTCAAAATGCTCTTTGCTCCGAGTCCCTTCACATTTAAAGTCGCTGCTCCGGTATTCGCTGCATTTATTCTAATGGTCACTCTCAACCCTTCAACCAATGATGCCGGTGCTGGAACAGGTGTAACACTATAGGCATTACCACTGTTTGTCGTTGCGCCGTACCCTCCGGTCAGCACTCTGTTATCAACGTATGATGTTGTCGCAAAGCCTTGATCTTGAATCGATTGTAAAAATTCATCCCACTGTCTTTGAAAGGTTGCGGTATCTACACGAATTAATGAGTTGACCAGACCGCAGACAGTTTGATTCAAGCGTTCATCAGTGATATTTGCAGGTTCAATAATGGTTGAATTTGCTCTTACCCTGATCTGCGCAAGGCTTAGATCGTATGTGTTGCCGGCTCGAACTAGTGCTGGCGGTGTTGGCGTTACTCCGGGGTTACCTTGTACAATAATTGCTTTGATTAGCCTTACAGGCGTACTCGTATCTAGCCGCAAAATAACCCGGTCGATACGATCCTGTGTAGTCGCTGGCTGTATCCCCAGGACAATAGGGTTATCAAACACGCTGTAAACATAGCCATTAATCCATGCATAACCAAGATTCAACCGAATGTTAGCGTCATTACCGACGGCAGTAACCTCCAAATTAGTCCCGCCGTTAAATACTCCATTCGTCACAAACATTGCAAAATACTCAGCAAAGTCACGAGCAGGATATGCCCGTATATCATCAGCGGTCGAGTCAAAAAAGCCTGATTTCTCTGGCATGTCTAATCACTCCTTTTTACATCGTTTCTCAATCGTTTCACATAGTTCATAATTGTCGGGATTTCATTACCTAGGACAATTTCAACTTTTGAAGATGGCTCGTAGATTTCCTTAACCTCTGTAATGCGGCTGTCCATTGTCAGATTCCACGTTTTATTTTGGAGCGTTACCTGGTCGCCTAGATCCCAATCCCTTTCGTACTTGAAACTGTTTGTACTCAAAACCATACCGTTATACGTAACAATTGGAGATAATTCACCTAGCTTTTGCTGGCCCATCTCGATTAGTTCAGCGGCGTTCTCGGCAGAAGAGATATCTAGGAATGTCTCACGCCTGTTAAACCCACTGCCGCCACCCACGATCTGAATCAAACGCTCTTCATCTTCTCCTTTGCCGCCTGCATATCCTACATTTTTATATTGGAGTTTCGAGTCAACATACTGCTGCGATTGAATGTTGTCGAAATCGTGTGAGAATATAACCCTTGGTAGGATGCTCTGTCCTGCTGTCAGATCCCGGCCTGGAAGGACATCAAACACCCATTTTTTTATTTGGAAATCAAGCCGCACAAACCATCCAATATCGCACCATTCCGCTATCTCTTGCATGACCTGATCTAACGGTTCAAAGCGTGTCTGCCATGGAGTTTCCTTGCCCCTCAATTGATTTGGAGCAACAGAAAAGACCGGAACATTCCGGTCTGGGTAGATACTGCTTATAAGGTGATTGGTTACATAGTGCTTCATGACGGTTTCTGCTGGTCCTCGAATACGATCATAGTTATTGGTGACAGTTATCCGTTGATCCAGTACACCGCCAAGAGTGGGGCCGCGGACTATAAGTGTCTCAATCCCGTTGTCATCCTGGGTGATTTCCCTGTGACGAATAATGCCCGACTTGTGAGGCTGATTGTTGATGTATATAACCCGATCATGTAACAACTGATCTGTATGACGCTTGCCAATCTGGATATGCATTTCAAACTCACCCGGACGATAGAAGCGCCTTGTCAGTTGTAGACTCTCGTAGTTGTCAATCTCACCGAGCAGATTAAAATCTGTGTCTAGTATCCTTACAGATGGAGCATTAATGATCATCACCCCCCCACAAATCTATTGTGCCAGTAGATAGTAACCGTTGCTGCCTGTTGATCACTGTCTTTGTCCGATCCGTACTTGAGTATGTTTTGCCCCGGTTGAAGTTGGAAGAAGGTGCTGCCTAGATCGATCCAGTTGAATACATTTGTTCGGCTGCCATCCTCATTCAAAACCTCAACGCGTTTATTGCCAAAGGCTGTGTTGATGATTAACGTCTCTTGGTCAGACAACTCATAATTAACCTTGATGTATTCTCCGGTCGTCTCACTCTCGACAATTGGATTTGTGGCTGGCCCCTGGTATCTTATCTCCAATGGTGCAGCTACATCTCCCGAATTTGTAAAAGTACCCCGATAGGCAGAAAACGCAAACTGAGTCGGCAATCTAAGAGGAAACGTCATTCCACCCGCCTCAAACCGCAACCCTTTAACCGTTTCGTTCTCGTCCCTCCAATACGGATCATTAGCAACAAAGTTAACGGCGAACATTTGATTGCTTACATAACGATCATTAAACACAGGACTTTCCTCGGCAATTGCTGTTATCGCGTAACTCCGGGCGTCATTGCTGTATACCAGTTTTCCGGGGCCGAGCTTTGGATTCAAAATACGAACCAGATCCCTACGGCGTTCATACATCTCTTGCTGATTCCTAGCCTTAATAAATCCGACTAAAGATATATCTCTGTCCGTAAACTGCGCACTTACAAAGCTGCTACCATCTTGATAAGGCGACTTGGTAGATTTAATATCTAGCGGCGGCGCCCCCGTACCTTCTATTTTCTCCAACACAAAAGACCCGAAGGTGCCGAATACAACAGATTCGCCTCTCGGGTTTACATATGTGACTCTTTGCAATTCGACACCTCCTACATTTGCATTGCCATTTGTTGTGCAGCCTTGGTCCCGGCCCTTGAAATATCCGAAGGTGATGTAACCGGGGTATAGAAATTTTGTGTTACACTCGTCACGTGCCCCTGAACCGGACCAGACTTAGACGAATTTGAATTATTGCTGTTCGCGTTCTGATTATTATTAGCAGCTCCTGCTTGTGATGCTTCATTCATTGCTGCTACAGCCATACTACGGGCTGCATTAATTTGAGCAACGACATTCGCAATCATAGCGGATATCGCATCCACTTGCGGCTTGAATCCCGCTACCATCTGCTCACCTAGCGTCTGTCCAGCCTGGTTGTAATTGTCCCCATAACTATCAAGTAGTTCAAGAATCTCCTTTTGCTGCTTATCAATGATCATCTTTTCGGCTTCTGCTTGCAGGCTCTTGGCGCTCAGAAGTTGAGCATAATGGTTCTGTGTGTCGAGCAATTGCTGATCAAGAGACGCCTTTTGAGCAGCGTATATGGCGTTGATATTAGCCTGTTGCGCTTCATACTCCGCAAGCATGATTTCCTTTTTAGCAGCAAGTTGTTCTTTGATGGCTTCAATCTCTTCTTTTTGCTTGTTTTTCAGCTCATCTTGTTCTGTTTTCAACGCGTCTTTATGATCCTGTAGCTGTTCTTGGCGATGCCGTTCAGCCTGATCAGCAAGAACCTTGTTCAGTTCTTTTTGTAATTGAGCGCGATTGAAGTCATCACGTTCATACTCAATCAGACCTTCAAGTCGGTTTATTTTCTTTTGATCCTCTGCATCCATTTCCTCACGGCTACGTTGTTTCTCAGACTCATTCAGCGCGTCCAACTCTTTCTGGATGGCCTCGATCCGGGCATTATACGTGCTTTCAATCGCTGCTATTTCTGCATCTGCAGCGCGTTGTGCTGATTGGACACGAGCATCATAGACAGCCTTGATCGAGTCTAGTTGGGACTTCTTCCAGTCCTCATTCGCCTGTTGAGCATCGCGGATACGTTGTTCAGCAACCCGTTTTTCTTCTTGATACTTGTTCCTAAGAGCGTCCTGAACTCCCTTTGATAGGTTGTTAATACTGTCTATTCGGGCCTTCTGTTCGTCTTCAAGTATTTTCTTTAAGCTTTCTTTGTACTCGCGTTCTAGCTTCAAGCGCTCATTCGTTTGTTTCCTTACTGCCTCAGTGACTTCGCGTTCGATTTTCTTCTTTTCATCTGCAGTGTACCGATTATCAGCAAGAACCTTTTTGAGGTAATTATTATTCAGATAAATTTGGTCATTTAAGAGTCTATCGTGAAGCTTGTACTGTTCTTCAGCCGTGAATTCATCGCGAGCCAGACGGTCTTCATAAGCCGCTTGCAATTGCTGAGAGACGTAATCTGTCGTTTCCTTACGGAGCTGCTTTTCTTCCTCAATCTTCTTTTTGAGCGCTTCCTGGTGCCGGAGTTCGGCGTCAAAGATCATGTCACTGATTTGTTTGCGCTCTTCAGCGGAGTCGGCATACTGCTTTCTGATCCTCTTTAGACGCTGGATTTCCTGTTCCTCCGTGAGCTTACCGAGGCGTTTAGACTTGTCCAGATCGTCAAGAGCATTCGCAAGTGTTCGATCCCCTAGCGCCTTTCGTACATCATGTAGACGCTCCTCGATCTCCATTCGCTCTGATGCTGTCTTTACATGCTTCGCCTTGATCTGTTCAAGCGTCTTCAATTCGCTTTCGAGAGTCATTTCATCCATGCGTTTTTTATGCTCTAATTGCCGATAAGCTTCATCCAAGGCTTTGTTTTCGTAGGCCTTAGCTTTTGGAGTTTTCGGAGTCTTCGGGGTCTTAGGTTTGGTTACTTTACCTAGGTCAATCGTTGCAGGCGGTGCGACCGGTGTCGGCGGCAATTTGTTAGGATCACCATTCTGGAGTATCCCTTGTAAGGATGCTGCCTCCCCACGTAACCTAGCTAATTCACCATTCATTCTGTTTAGTATGATTTCGGCTAGACCGCCGCTACCTGATATTTTATTAATTCCTTCAGCAACTAGTATTGCAGCCTCTTGCCTCGCTATTGCATTTTCTTTAGCCGCTAACGCTTCAGTTGTCTTTGATTTAACACTTTCCCACTCAAGTTGAATTTCTTGTCGTTTGGCTTCACTTAGTTTTTCAATAGCTTCAGTATTAACATCGGTTCCAGAAGCTAGGTGAGGGAACAATCTGATCAATTCTTGTTGCGCTTGCGCCCACTCATTCGAACCTTTTTTAGCATTCTTATAAGTTTTCAGAAGATTCTCAATGTTTGCGGCCTCTTGTCTATGCGCCACCAGTTTCTTACCTGATTCAACAATTAATTCCGAATTTGCTTTTTCAGCATCTTTTACTGCTTTAGCTAAAGTTTTGATGGTACGAGCAAGATGCTCACTAGACGCTGCTGCCACTTTTCCATTTTCATCAACAAACTTTAATTCCACACCTAATGCTGCTGCTTCCGCTGTTAATTCTTTGAAGTTAACTCCTAGCTTTTGAGAAGCCTCAATAAGAGCTCTGTTAGCTCCACTTTCGCCTCTAAGTGCACTGTTCGATTGCGAAGCCAATGTGGCAAGTTTGTTATAAGTTTCTGCAAGTTCATTGAGCTTTTCTATTTTTTCCTGAGTAGCTGCGATTTCTTCATAGTTAATACCTTTTTCCTGTATGTTCTGTAATTCCAATTGAGCGGCAGCTAAATTCTCAGCAGCTTCCTTGTTGCTATCCATCGAACTTTTGATTGCGAAAAATGCACCTGTAACCGCAGCTACAGAGGTTACCACTAACCCCCAAGGTGTTACAGCTAGCCAATTGAACGCTAGTCCTAAACCTTTTACTACAGGGATAAGTGACCCAATACTTTGAACCAACTTCCCACTGACAATTAGTAAAGGACCGGCTGCCGCTGCCAAAGCAAACATGGTTATAATAGTTTTCTGACTTTCGGCATCAAGGCTGGCGAACCACGCTGCTCCTTCTTCGATGGATGTGAACAACGGTTCTAACGCATCTAGGGCAGCCATAATAGCCGGTACAAGCGCATCACCAAGCGTGATAGCAGCGTCTATGATCCGGTTGCCTAGCATCTTTAGTTGTGATGCTGTTGTTTCATAGCGTTCATTCGCTTCGTCAATCAGTGCTGTGTTCTCTTCCCACGCCTTGGTTCCCATTTCAAGCGAGTTACGCAAAACATCGCCTGCACCGGATGTACGAAGCAATGTATCACGAACCCGGATTTCAGACATTCCCATCTTATCCAGTACGGCGAAGGTGTTTTCTCCGGCTTCTGACATGCGCCCTAACCCTTCAATAAAGGCCAATAGAGCAGATGCCGCGTCCTTTTCGAATGTATCCTTGAATTGTTGAGCAGACATGCCAGACACGGCCGCGAAGTCATCCAAGCTTTCGCCGCCCATTTGAGCAGCCATAGCCATGTTGATCATGACACGGGAAAATGCTGTACCGCCTGCTTCTGCCTCAATACCTACCGAGGACAAGGAGCCGGCGAATGCAAGGATTTGCGCTTCGGTCAAGCCGATCTGTTTACCAGCACCAGCAAGCCGTAAGCCCATCGTTACAATTTCACTTTCGGTAGTGGCTAAGTTGTTCCCCAATTCAACAATTGTGGCGCCTAAACGGTCAAAATTTTCTTGCGGCATCTGTGTAATGTTAGCCAGCCGAGCAAGTGCCGTGGCTGCATCTGTCGCTGACATATTCGTGCTACGCCTAAATCAGCCATGGTGCGTGTGAAGCTCATTAGGCTTTCATTCTTGATGCCCAATTGACCGGCTGCTTCAGCAATCTCCGCAATAGCTGTTGCTGATGCAGGAATATCCTTAGACAGTTGTCTTATTTCTGCGGAAAACTGCTTAAATTCCTCTTCTGTTGCATCTACAGTCTTTCTAACACCCGCAAATGCAGATTCATAATCAATAGATGCTTTGGCCCCCGCTGTCCCAACAGCAACGATAGGCAAGGTTAACATCGTGGTCATCTCTTGACCGGCTGCCTTCATCTTACCGCCGATGTCATCCATCTTCTTCGCTGCTGCATCAATGGCCTGCGAAGCCTTGTGCCAAGCAGATGATTGCTTATCTATCTCAGCCGTTGTCTTTTGTAGTTCATTATGCAATTTATTGTATTCAGTTGTAGCTTTATTCAGCCTAGTTTCAAGCTTCTGCGTCTCTGCGGCATCCTTACCTTTTGATGCTACTGCCTGTTCATGCTGTTGCTTTAATTTGGCGATCCGCTGTGCTTGGATCTCCATTTTCTTGTTCAATCCGTCAGCCTTTGTACTCAGAGCATCTTGTGAACTCGCATGATCCCCGAGCTTAGATGTAGCAGCTTGGAATTCACTTTCTACTAGCTTCATTTGTCGGGTTAGTTCAGCCATTGATTTTTCAACGCCAGTATCATCAATGGATAGCTTGGTGACTAGATTAGCGACTTCCATGTTTTCGGACAATGTTTCTCACCTCCCTATAGGTACTGGTCAACAAACGCTCTAGCCTGCGCGCTTTCTTTACTTTCCGGTTGCGCCTGATCAAGCCCATTTACTTGCCGATGGATATCCCACATGGCAAAAAGTTTGCGCGGCGTTGTACGCCAAAAGACCGCCTCACTTCTGTTAAAGAGGACGGTTCCCATATAAAAAAACCAAGCCCAATCCCATCCTTTTTCTATGGATGCGGTGTCGGTACTTGGTTTATTGGTTGTATTCGATGTATTGGATTCTGGCAGTCCTATTGATACCGCCTGAAGTATTTTCTCAGCTATATAATAATGTGAAATGTCATGGGTCCATTCAATGGTTTGTTCTACGGTTAAAGCTTCATCGTCATGCAGCAGGCCAATCCATAAGAGCAGAGGAATCGCGCCCTTTGGATTTGTATTAAGTTGTTCTATCATTCCGTTAAAGGAACCGAAATGTTGTTCCGTTTCATAAAACGCGTTTAAATCAAACATGATGTATCTTACTTTGTCTAACTCAATTGGGGTTTTTTTGTCCTTCATGACTCCACCCTCTCAATATAAAAAGAGAGGGTTTAGACCCTCTCTTGCGTAGTAAAGTTTGTTTTAAGGAGTTGGTACTGAAGATGGAACAGGAACCGCATCAAACCAAGTAGCTATTTTCGCTGCACTATCTGGATTGCTACTTTCAGCTCTTGTTCTCCATCTGCCATCGTACAATCTTTTTAGAAATGTGGCGGTGATGGTTGGTGTTTGGAAGTTAATATCATCTTGTTTCGTTTGCGCTTCTTCAGCAGGGAGTTGGAACTTACCTTTAAGGAGCCATATATATACAAAACTTCCGTCACTCATGGATCTTCGATAACCAAGCGCCACCTCTGGAGCTTGGTCATCTCCACCGTCATGCAGTAATCCATCAGCATCAATAGTGGATCCCAATAAGTCGGCTTGCATTGCGAGCGGCAGGGCTGCTACACCAATTTCGACAGTAATCGGCCCTAGAGCGTTCGCTGTGACAATTGGTCCATCATTACCATTAAGCGTAGCCGAATTAACGGTAGGCGTTACATTAGCTGTGATCGCTGGTAGCATCGGGATTGGAGTGTCGTATTCCACACCAGTTTTGTCATCCTTGATCAGTTTAGCGTAGTAGATATCCTGCAAACCTACAGGCACTGCAATTTTTTCATTAGCCATATTAATATCAACCTCCGAGTTTGATTGTTTTGTATCTTAAAATCTTGCGAAATGATTGGGACGTACTGTCATAACCGTCTTGGGCACTCGCGCGAAAAAACTTCTGTTCTTCCATCGTCCGGTCAACCTCGGTAGCTATGGGGCCGGTATTATACGGAGTCCAGATGTCAAAATGAAAGTGAATCTCGCTACTGAGCGCCTTATCTGATGCGAAGTTATTATCAAAGTTCGTAATCTCTTGGAAAGTGATGTACGTCTTCAAACTGGCATCAGGAGAGACAAGGGGATAGACATGAGGCCCTTCGAGCAAAGAAAAAAGCGCCGCATTATTTAGCAGCGCTTGTCTTATATCCGTTTTAAGATCGATAAACACCCCTACCCCATCCCCTTCCTCATCGTGATTGCAATGACTTGTGATAATCGTGCTTTGTTTTCGTGAAATGCAGGATACACAAAAGGTTGAGCTGGTGTTTTTTTGGTTCCATACTCCAAAAAGTGCGCCCTCCATCCCGTCTTTTTGCCAGGACCTATTAGAATAAAGCGTTGTCCCATGTACCCATCTCGCCGCACATTACTTACTTTGATGTCATCTTCAATATGAACATGATCAATATTGCTTCGCACAACTTTTTCACGTTGAGCTGCAGCTACTATTTCACCGGCTGCCCGAAGGCCTTGATTTTCCACGCGATGAACGCCTGAATTTAGTTTCTGCCGGATGTTTGCAAGCATCTGCTCAACGCCTTGAAGCTCTACGCCGCCACTAGCCATTGGTTAGCTCCTTTGCCATGAGATGCGTTTCAGTGCGATCATTGAATACGTCATCTAGCACGGCGGTAAGTTCATAGGTTCGATTATCCTTTAGATCAACTAAGCGCATATCCGAGGTAATCCCCTCTCGGAATCGAATCTTGTACCGAACCGTTGTTTCTGCTTGAGCAGCAGCAGCCGCAAAGAATTCACGTCCTCGGATGGGTTCGCGATGGGACCACAAAGGATTGAAGACGTCTTCCCACGGATCTTTAACAGGAAAACCCGCATCGTCCACTAATCGTCCCTTCTTCTGGATGGCAATGCGCCGATTCAGCTTCCCGGCATTCAATCGTGGTCGATACTTAGGTTGTTGCATTGGGATCACCTTCTATCTCGATTGCTTCCAGCGCTTTACCAAGGTTTAGATTGTTGATTTGCGTTAGAAAATTGGTATAAAAGTATTCAAGTGCATCGTTATAAGCATAACGGGAGCGCTCAAATACCAGTTCTTTAAATCTTTCGTTTGTGAGAATGTCGTATTCACCGCAAATATTCGTTAAATCCTCGTATGATGCTTTAAGGATTCGTGTTAAGTTCTCATCCTCTCCATCTTCCAAGCGCATGCGATCCTTGAATTCTTGTAGGATAACCGGAGTAATTACCATTGGTATCACCCCTTGTCATTTTCCTGGACTTCCTCGATGAATACCAGTTTGTATTTGTTTTTGGTTGACGACAATTCCTTAAGTCGCGCCTTAGTCGCTTGTGCACCTTCCTTGGGATAAACGTCACCGACCTCGTAGGTATGTTTGTTTTCTTTGAATCTACTAACTACCTTGTACATTCCAATCACTCCTTAATGCAGGATGAAGACCCCGATTAAGGGGTCGGTGTAACCGCGCCAAATTGGATATCCAGATCGTAAAGCAATGCAGTTTTGTTGTCTTTTGGCTTACCGTTAGCGAATTGTTTGATCGTATAAAGCATCGCATCTTCGATTGCAAGCGTTTGGTCAAATTTATTTGCTTTGTATCCACCAGCCAGAGCCGCAAGATATTGTCCCTGAACGAAGAACAACGCTTGGCCAGCCGGGATTTCCTCGGACTCAACAACCTTAATGTTATACGGAAGCGCCGTCACCCATTGACCGTTTTCTGTTTGGATCGTGTTGCGGAACTGTACGCTGATGGCGTCCACCGGATTCACAACCATGACGACCTTGTTCAGCACTTTGCGTGATTTACCAGCGGCGTCAGTAGACAGTGCCTTAATGACATCGTGCAGTTCCCCGGCTACCACTTCACCAAATTGAGAAGGGGCGAATGTCAGTGTACCAGACGATGTTTTATCAGTAATAGCACCGTTCGCCGCAACATCTTTAATCAAGCCAATTGGCTCACTCTGAGATGGACCCCGACCATTTACCAAGCCGTATTCAAGACCGACAGAGTAGCTTTCCACCAGCAACGTACGAACGTAGCGCTCGACCCATACTGGACCAAGTTCCAACATGTCCTTAGGGATTACCGCAAATGCAGTAAGTTTCAGTTGGCCAATTTGCTCTTCACGGAATGCCGCGCCAACTTGACCTTTGATTTCTCCGAAAAGATTGCCCCACGCGAACGTTTTAGTTGGGTCCGAGTAGATGAAACGAGTCACCGCACCCAGGTCTTGCAAACCGATTGCATCCAACAACGGATGAGCTGCAACCAAGTCTTCAAACACGCGTTCTTGAGTAGTAACCGGTAGGATGGAATCTTCATCAAAACCGCCAAAGTCAACAACCGCATTGAAAAACTTGCGTTCTTCAGATGTCAGTACGTTTTGACCTCTGGACGATAGGATTTGACTATCAACGTTATCGTTACGGACTTGAGTCGTGATTTTCTCCGTAAGATCTCCAACTAGCGATTCCTGCATTTCATTCCATGCCACTGCTTGCTTTTCGGCGTCAGCACCTTCTTTAATCAGGTTCATATACGCCGCTTTTTTCTCTTCAAAGTTCTCCATTTTACCCTTGAGCTTCATTGTCATTTTCGATGACCTCCGTTAAATTGAATTAAAAAAAGATCCGAGTCACCGTTGCTGCTACAGCCGCTGGTTTCGGATCTTCCTTTTGAGATTGGTCTTTCAATTGTTGCAACTCGTTTCTCAATTCCAATATGTGTGCTTGCATCTGCTCATAATCATCTTTATTGGCTGGTTGGCTGAAGGCAACGATTTTGTTATTGAAAATCTCAGCCTGTTCTTTGAATAATTCAGACTCAACAACCTCTGGGACGGCATCGATAATTTCATCTGCTATGCCAATTTCAATAGCTTTGGAAGCAGATAAATATGATTCTCTATCGAGCAATTTTTTCGCTTCTACTGCGTTAACCCTGTGAGTGTAAGAAGCCAAGACTGATTCTCCGATACTATCTAAATCGTCAGCTTTTTTTCTAAGTTGATTTGCATTGCCAGCAACAACAGTCCAAGCATTGTGAAGCATGAATTGAGCATTTGAATACATTCGCACCACATCAGCGCCCATGCAGATAATACCCGCTGCACTAGCAGCAATGCCCGTAATATCAATCGTCACCTTGCCCTTATGGGCGCGCAATGTATTCATGATATCAATGCCTACGAACACATCTCCACCGTATGAGTTTATCTCCAGTTCGATGTCTTCATCTTCTTTTACGGTTCTCATTTTGTAGTTGAAATCCCAAACACTTGAACTCCAAGTGGCGATGTCACCTTTAATTTTGTGCTTCATTTGTTCTCACCCCCTCCCGTTGAGTCATCAGCCGCTCGCTGATAGTTTTTTGTCAGTACGTATTCTTCCAGTGCTGGATTGTCCACCGGCTCATCCCCCAACTTGATTCTGATCTCATTGCCGTTGTAAACACCGCTTGCACGCAACTTGTCAACGGAATTTGCAACCTCAAGCGGATTCAATTCGGCAACGCCCAAAATATCAATTTTTTCCCCATCCATATAGTCGGGCTTGGTGATGAGTTTTGCGTTAAGCTCATCCTTGATCTTTTTAACAAGCGGGCCGCTACAAAATTTAACGTAAGCCTTAATCCCGGTCTCATACTCCGACATTTCTCCATGAATAAGCGATGTAGGTATGCCAAGGATATTTGCAACATGGTTGATCAAATCGCGCTTGAGTTTAGCTAGTTCTTCAACGGAACGCCCGGCCTTGTCACCCCCGGCAACCTCGGTATATTCAAACCCTTTCAGTTTAGGAATGATTGCGACCGCGTTTTTCCTGATCGAATTAAAAAGTCGGTCGATGAATTCCTGTAACCTTGTTCGGTTCTCCTCCTCAAGGTTTTGAGTGGTATCAACACTGACCGTCCCACGAATCTGATTGCTGTGCTTATTGGTCTCAATCATGCGCGTAAACAAGTCCGCATAATCCCCGAACATGCCATCCATGAACTTGGTCAATTTCTCGTTGTTGTAAGAGACGTGAATGACCTCATCCATTTGATAGGTTCGTTTAAAGGTGTATCCTTTAACCGTGACATTCCGAAATACATCTGGATAAACTGCAAACTCTTCACGGTCGAAATCATCAGCGATGAGCAAATCGTTGTTGTCTGATAGAATGACTAATACTTCATTTTCGTAAATCAGCTTATATACGAAGCTCTGCCAAAAATCCGATGCTGACTGATCCGTGTTCGGTCTAACATTCAACAGATAGTGCCAGTCGTTATAAATCCGTTCTCCGTTTTTGGAAATGCGGAAATCACTTTGGCTGATTGTTCGACCGATGAAGTTAATGCATGTTTCAAGCGCCATCTGCTTTAGATACTTTCGCGGATTCATTTCATAAAAGAGATCCAAATCAAACATCGATTCCAATTCTTTGTTGCGCCTTAGTACGCTGTCGAGAAATTTCATTCTATTTATCACCCCCTCCTAGAAACTCAGCCCCTCTAACAAGTCCAACGCCTGTCCAATGTCCGTTTCGTCTTCAAAGATATTATCCGCTTGCCACAATGCATGAATAAAAGCATGGAATCCATCCGTCTTCCTACGGACCTCGTCTTTTTTCAGATACTCTTTATTGCCATCTTTCTTGATGTGCACATAGACGTTATTGGTGTACCATCTCATTAACGGGTTATCTCCGAAGATGATGTTGTGGTTAGCGAACATCGTTTCAACCCTTGGTGCTAACAGCGAGTGGATCGCTTTAGGGTTACGGATATACAACAGTGTAAATCCTTCTGCTTCTAACGCCGTTTTCACCAAGTCCAGTCGAAATGTATCAGCTACTATTGTGTTCACCCCGTACTGGTAACGCATCTCGACAAACCAATCCACAATATGTTGTATGTTTATGACCGGCTCATCTACAATGGTTAATAGTCCATCAGCTTCCCATTCCTTAATCGGGACCTTTAGCTTTACATTGTCTAGAAACCCTTGACGGACAAAGGAGTGTGTCTTCCACACATAGTTAGGGCCAACCTTGAATAATAGACCGACTGCAGCAAAGTCCTTGATGCTTGCAAAGTCTAATCCCCCCACAGCGGTTCTGTGCTTCAACTCTGGTAACGGTCGATCCGTTGCAACGATATCCTCCCAGGAAGCTACTGTCTTATCCAGACTCACTACCGGGTGATTCATCCGTTTAGTCACAAACTCTTCCCGGTTGGATGGGTTGTTTGCCAACTGTTTGTACTGGGTTAGAACTTTTTTGAACAAGCCCTTTGCATAAAAGCCTCTTGGCTTGCTGAACATCGGATTAGCCTTCTCCCACGCGTCTGGATCATCTACCTCTATGACATCATCTATCTTGCAAATGAACGGGAACAACGGATCATCCAAGTCCTTCCCTTCCATGATGTTCAAAGCGCGTTCCTTCATCTTGTCAAGGAAGCCCTCGCGAACATAACCATCTGTACCAATAAAAAATTCCCTAGCATTCGGCACTTTACCAAGGCCGCTAGAGAATACGTTTACGGTGTCTGAATTTTCATATTGATGGATCTCGTCATATATCACACAGCCATCACGCAATCCGTCTTTCGTGCTTGCGTTCGAAGTATGATATTGCAGTGTACTTTGGGCGTCATTCCCTTTTATTTCAAGCTTGGTCCGGTAAAACATTTCTTCAAGGACTTCACTCGTACCCACAACATCATATATTTCCTTGAATGATGTTTTAGCCTGAAGCTCGCTATTAGCGACAATGGAAATATTGTATCGCGGTATTCCGTGCAATGGACTAATGAAGAAATGACTCAATGAGGAAATGAATCCGTTTTTACCGCCGCCCCTTGCCATCGTGATGAAAAACTGTTCGTAAAATACTGAATCATCTTCTTTGTAGAAGAGAAAGACAAAGGATGCCATAAACTTCTGAAACGATTGCAGAGGGAAATACCATTTTTCCGTAAACTTGATGTAGTTCTCAATCATCTTATCGTTAAAGTAAAGGTCATCCCGGACCAATATATACTTTTCCAGGTAATCAATAAGCATGATGCGCTCTTTATTCAGCTTAATCTTACCTGTTCGGTATTGACGAATGTATTCTGTGACGTGCTTATTTTGGATCATATGAGATCATTTCCAGAGCGCTTCGGTTTCACATCCTCAACTACTTCTTTAGGCAGCAAGTTAAACAGCTTATCACAAGCAGCTGTGTACCGATTAATCATTGTGTTATAAGATTTCTGGGAGGGGTTCTCGACAAACATTGTTTGGGACCCGTTTTCAAACTTGTAAGTAGGTCCTTTTGTCTTGATGTCCTCTTCCAGTATTTCAAGCGTAATTGTCATAAAAGCTACACGTTCGATCAATCGAGACGCTGCATCTCTTTTGTCGTCTGTTATGCCCTTAAAGATATTATCCCATCGGTTGATTTCCTTTTGAATCAGTTCATCTTGCTTTGACTTATCAGGCTTTCCCATGTTACCCCCCTCCCTTTACGCGATATTAGTGATGAAAATCTCGGCAATAGACTCCCCTCACCGGTGCCCTAGGCTCAAAAATTCGCAAAACCTTTTGACCGGGGGGTGTCCTGACATTTTCTACCATTTTTTCATCAATCCCACGCCAATTCGTGAACCGTCATTCCTCGCCATTCAGAAAGCTTTCAAGTTGTTCCTTCTCTTCAGCGAGTAACAATAACTGTGTTTCTGTTTCCCTCAGTTCATTTATCAAATAATCAATGTGTGCCTTGATTGACGCTTCACGACTTTGTGTTTTGTTTAACCTTGCTTCTACAGCCTTTCTTACATGATGCATGTTATCCCCCCTCACCATCGTTCATCTCCTTGCCACTTGTTCACGTTCAGTTCGAATGCTCTCCCATGCTCTTTGTTATGACAAGCCACGCACACCGTCTCTAGGTTGTCTATATCAAGTGCTAACACTGGATGGTGTTCTAACTCCTTGATGTGATGGACTACCAGTTGTATCTTCTTGCGCTTCGCTCTCTCGCTATACTCATTGGTGTCGATACTCACTGATCCGTTACGCTTGCACTCTTGGCATTCATAGTTGTCTCGTTCCTTTACTACTTCTCTTATACGCTTCCACTCTTTGCCGTCATAGAACTTCCGTTTCTGCTCGAGAGTTTTGTATTCGTTCATGACGCTCTATCCATTCTTCAAGATGTCATGTCCGCACTGATTACACACATATTCCTTATGCTCGAATATTTTTTCTGCATATAAAGTCATTTCATCCAATGGACCACCACACTCCGAACATGTCGCCTCGTCAATCTTATCTAAGTCGTCAGCTAGTGCCGTTGCATGCTTTGCGATTGCTCTCAGCTTCAGTGATAACAGATCAGTGTTCACGCTAAGCGTTACACTTATGCCATCATTCTTTTTATCCATCTTGTTTATCCCTCCACTCTCTGCCTAAGCTCATCCATCTTCTCTTTGATTTGCTTCTTGATCTTCGCTTCCTGTTTGGCTGCTGCGGCATGATCGTAATGCGGACTCAGCAGCCTACGTTGTACCTTCCGCACTCTCTCCTGAAGCTTGCGTATCTCTTCGTTTGTATAGAAGGCGATGTACTCATGACCACAATGAGGACAGGTGAAGTATATCTTTTCTATCCCGTCATGTAGTTGTTTGAATGAGTAATCATTAAAGGTAAAGGCTTGGTTACATCCTGCATTACAGTGTGTTGATATGCTCATGACTCGCTTATCCTTTTTGCTGCATCTCTCAAAGCGTTTCCTAGTCGTTCAGCATGTTCAGTAGTTTTTTCACTCACTTTTCTAAATCCATATTCAAGCTTTGATGTATCAACATCAGCAAACAGTTTAACCACGATGTTTCCTGCAACTGTTTCTTTATTAATCCCCAAGTCGTCTTCAATGCTGTCCAATACTTTTAGTATTCTCTCAGTTATACCTTCATGGGTTGTATGTCCTCTCAGTTCTCTTAACTGCCTCAGATAATCCAACTTCAATTCCGTCTCATGCATCGGTACAGCAGTTGTTGACGGAGTGATCGAATTGACCTCGCCTAATACTTTTTCCATTTGATATCACCCTTTCATCGTTTATTAATTTGTCTGCGTTCATCTCGGTTCTGCGGCCCGTTCCATCCCTTTGTTACTTTGACCAACCATTGAATGAGTTTCATTCTTTACTCACCCTTTCTTAATCAGTGTCTACCGTATTGGTATTTACTCAAATAAAAAAGCCGCCGAATTATCATCAGCGACTTATCATTAAAATATCTCTGAGCTTACTTTCTTTCCTGACTTCCATTTATCATAAACAACTTCGCATTGTCCTCCCCATTTACGCAAAGCTACTTGCAAGGATTCTTTTGCTGTGTTCTCGTCATCTCCAACATATTCATGCTCATAGTGATAGTTATCACCGATCACATACACCACATGGATTATGCCGTTCATTTCATCACCTCATGCAGATGATATCATAATTAAAATTGATTGGGATACCAAGACCGTGCCGTATAGTTATCTTGATATCCCACACCCGTATACCGATCCATTAATCCTGATAGCCGACCGGTTAAGTTAAATCAGGATACATATGTTTTATACTCACTCATATGTAAGTGTCCGGTGCTGCCCCGGTTAGCATAGACCTTGACAGGATTCGAACCTGTCTATTACCATGAAGGCCATAATATAAAGCGGTGATCTTACCCGCATTCCCCGCACAGCACCCTTGACGATCCACGTCTACGGTCAAATGACCTACAGCACTGCCGAGTCCTGCAATGATAAGGGTTAGCAGGGACACCCGAGCGTTTAGCTCTATATCCCCACTTTAATACTCTACCGCTTTAAGATGGCGACACGGTACAGACGTAAAACAGACACAAAAAAAACCTACCAACTATGCGCTGGTAGGATCTTATTTGCGTTTATTGTACTCTCTCATATATCGGTTTCTGTCTAGTCGTTTGCAATCGTCCGAACAAGTAGTGCTGCCGTTGACGGGTTCAAACTCTTTGCCACACCAAGCACAGGTATTAGGCCTTTTACGCCGTTTTATCTTCCGCGGTGGATTTATTCGATCCTTATTGTCATGATAAAAGACGATGGACGTGTTGCGGTCATACTCTGCCGTATGGATCGGCTTGCAATCAGGGCAGAAGCGCTGTAAGCCTGCTATAACCGTGTACGGCTCTTTACAACGCTCGCAGTTGTCTATACTTCCAAGCTTCCGTACATCGCCTTTGCGCTCTCGTTCGCGCCGTTTGGCTCCGAGATTTCTTGCTCTTATCACTCGGCAGGCAGGACAATAGTATGCCCGCGGCCCTCCCTTGAACTTATTCCCACATTCAACCACAATACATTGGCGATCCAGGATCATTAATCCTCACCACCATCAAACCTACTCTTTAACCACATTGGCGTCCGCCCCTCAAATAATGCATCCGGTCGAGGGAATCTGCTTTCTTTCCCGCGATACTTCGGATTAAGCATTGCTAACGCTGTTTTAGTTACGTTTTGCCGTGTGGTGTTTCCGAGTTTATTGGCTAACCACACGGCTCCAACGTAATTGAGAGGCGGTGCTACTTTACCAGCGTAATACCTACCGGGTTATCCCAATCACAGATAGACGATTCATCTGTAATCTCTGGATCAATGATGGACCAAGTAAGTATGTATTCATTTCCTTCTGCATCTATAGCAGGAGCAGTGTACAACTCACCTTCGTCAGTAGGATAAGGGTCCTTTGTGGTCTTAAGCGTTTTCCCTTCCCATTCAATAACCGTTGAGTTGAATTCGTTCAGATCGCTAAATGTTTTCATGGTGATAACCTCCAATTTATTTTTTATATTACATTGACCAACACTTGTGATTGTTCGATGTCACGAATTTCACCATTATCAACTTGAAAGAATCCACGGCGACCGTTGTTGTACTCATAAACGCCATTTTCAAGAATGAATACTTTGTATCCGAATTCGTCATTACGATCATGATTCAAGAATTGGCGCTTCATTTTGTACGTTTGGCAAGGTCCCGTGATTTGAGCAAGCCATGTTCTGTATTTACGAGTATCAGCTTTCAGTTCGAATTCCACACTTCTTTTTACTGGAGCTTTTGTTTCTCTCCAAGCCATGGCAAGAGCTTGAGCAAAGTATTCTTTTACTTTACCGCCGAAACGTGTAACTGCCGCCTTTGCAATCTCCCAAGCTCTTACCATGACGTTTTTCATCTTCATTCGCTCCCTTTGGTTTAATCTCTTGCTCTGATATAAATATACCATTAATGGTTGCCTAATGCAACCTTTTATTAAAAACTTTATGATTATTCCCAATATAAAAACCCTCTAAACAGAGGGTCAAATGTCTAATCTATATCCTGAGTAAGCTTCAATGTCCCGGCGATGGCCTTTACACCCTCTCGTACCTTGCGATCAAGTGAGCGGTCGGTAAAGCGGCTCCACTTAGATACTGCCGCCCAGCGTCCATGATGCTCAATGAATCGATAATGCATAATATCTCGTATCTCGTCATCGAGAATGCACTGTATGGCTGTCTCCAAGGCTTCTGTCTTGCGCTTGTACTTGGTTAGTACCTTTTGTTCTATGTCGTTTAGTTCCGCCTTCTGGCTTAACACAGCGATTGTACGGCACATGTCAGGATACTTCTTAAGCTGCTGCCGTACATATTTAATTTCGTCTGCTGTAGCGCTTGGAAAGAGTTCCATCTGTACCACCGCCCCCATAGGTTCACCCCTCAATAAAATCGAATATGGTTGTCTGCCCTTCCTTCACGAACTCCTTGGAGTCACATATCAATCCGCGCTCGAGCCAATCAGCAGGAGCTTCATGCTTGTAATGGGGCCATATAGGATCACCAGCCCGGGAGCGCTGCGGATTCTCTTCTTGCGCTTTATCTGTCCATACCCAATATGATTGTGCTGTTACCGTGTTATGTGTCACTGTTATCCCTCCCTGACCAGTTAATATGGTCCTTTCCTGCGTTTAAGTTCCTCATATCCATGCGCGCTTTCTGGCAATCCTTTTTTACATCGCCAGCAATGTCTCCCCGTATAGGTTATTCCTTGTCCGTATGTGTGTTGTGTCCATCTATGACCGATCAAAGCGCATATAAGCTTTTTTATCATTCGGTTGTTTCCTCCCCTGGAAGGTTGATCCTCTCAGCGTAATGTGTAACATGGGTTTTGAAGACTTCTTTTCCGAATTCCGTTTCCACTTCGAACACATTTTGTATTGCATCGTAATGGGCGTATCTCATGTCAAATCCCAATTTATGTTCAAGTAAGATAAGGTAATATTGCTCTTCGATATCATCTGTGTGGCTTGGATCGTACTTTATCCAGTTAATCATGCTTCGCCCTCCTCTAATACTGCCAGTAATGAGGCCTTACAACGGATTTCTGGAGAAGCATGCATCATGTCGTATTCTGTGCAACTTCCCTTATCAAGAAGAATTATTTTTTTAACATGGTTTGTATATCTCCAGAACAACTTATCCGTGTTCATTTTCTCTTCCGCTTCCCATGCTGCGGATATGTCGGTGGAATAGGTTTCTACGATGTATCCATATTCAGCCGGAACGATTCGGGTAAGGGTCGGTTATATCGTCTTGTATCCATTCGACCTTCTTCCCGAATAAGTGCTGTTCGACCAGCGCATCCAATTCTCTCCCCGGCTTCATAGCAATATCTCTTCCCGTTTCATTTGGTTTCCTCCTTTGGGTAAAGGGAATCAAATTCAAATTCATGAAGGATCTGCAACAACCGTTCTACTACTGGCGCCCTCCATGCTGTCATGGCATAGGTATGGGCTTCATTTGTATAGTGATAATGATTCAGTTCAATATGCCGTTTGGCTTCTGCTTTGGTTAAAAACATCGTGTTTTCACGTATAAAATGTTCTTTTCTGGTCGGTATTAGATATGCATCCTCATCACGATAAGTCTGAATCCAATCTAATGCGCTGTCTGGACAACCAATCTCCTTAAACTCCTGTAATTCTTCACCCGATAAATCCCCATCTTCTTCTATATCTTTAAGGTATGAATCTACTTCATATGATTCTGCGGCATCTGGCAGATAAACATAATGTCTTTCTGCGTTATCCTCTAAACACTCAACCCATCTATAATCGCCAACCGCCCAAAAACGCGGTGCTGCCTGACAATCATTTGCCTGACTATTTAATTCTGATTGAAGACTCTTCAAAAACTCGATATCCTTTTGCCAGTCTCTACTCATTCCACTACCTCCAAACTGGTCAAAGGCCAATCGCCAACGACACCTTTCAATCTCGCCCTTAATATGTCTGTATTGCTGATGCTTTCCACGATACCCTCCTTGCCGAAGAAAGAGGAATCTGCGGAATCTATTATCCAGACCTTATCTCCCGGCTTAATGTTGGGTACTGAATCAACAAGGCCCAGAATAACGAATCCTTCTTTCACATATTCCGAATCGTCCAGCATGTAAGATACCCTGCGAACAAGTCCGCTGCCTGTGTATCCGTCCTCAGGCTTCCATTCTTTTAAAACCAATGTGTCACCAACTGCATAGTTACGATCATTCTTGCGGACTTCAAAGGTCTTCGTTCCGTTCCATACGGCTTGAAAGTATTCCGGTAGAATCTTGAGTTCATGCTTTACTTGGTTATTCATGGGTTACCTCCTTTCTGTTGTATTTGATATAGCCTGAGAAGAAATGCGGATTCTGGTCATGCAACCGATTTACAGCCATCTGGGCCCGGTTGGTGATTGTGCTGAGAGGTCTAGGTAAGTCCAATGCCTCCTGCATTCTTTCGTCGCTTGCAAAGTAACTAAGCTCCTGTATTGCGTACGCCAGCAATTTATATAGTTGGTAATGCACTTCTTCCTTTGATGCATCTTGATTATTCATATCTACCCTCCAAAATTTTTGCAGATGAGAGCAAGTTTTCAAGATAGACTATTCTTCTTTGAAAAAATTCCTGTTCGTCTAAGGCGTCTCGAATGGATCGGGTGCTCCCATTTTTTCGTTCTTCTTCTACCCGGCGAGCACATCGCTCAACATGGAAACTTTTAATGTGTTCTAGCTCTGTTTTAATACGATTGGCTCCTGTACTTGTTAAAATTGCTTTGGTCATCTTCTCTTCTTCCTCTCTAAAGGGAATCATTCCGTTCTAATGCACGATATGTTAGCGGCAGCCGTATATAGGGTTTAATCCTTTTCCTTCAAGGCTTCAGCAAGAATGAATCCTGCTGCATTAGGTTGAACGCTGCATATACGATCTAGGGCTTCTTCCATAGCCTTCCGTAGTCTGTCTACCTCAGTCCATGCAACACGCTCAGAATCCAACGCTTTCTCCGCATGATCGTCAAGTATCGGTACACCTTGTGCATTGTAGAATATGTGAGCTTCTCTGATTTCTTGGCGTTCGGTTTCCGTCAATCTCTTCATCCTCTATACCTCCTTATAGTTAGGTAGGGGAGGGATTAGACTCCCCTGGGGTTAAACTGCTGTCTCACAGACCTACAAGCTTTCGTGCTACGTACAGATCGGCGTCATGCGGCTCTCTATCCCATATATTCGAAGCAGTTACCAGCATTTCAATAAAGTCCTTTTGCATAGCAATGGGAGCAGCTTTCATGAGTTCATAAACATCGTCTTGTATGTCCGCTTGATCTACACAACTAAACAGCCGGATCAATAATTCGCCAATTTCCTGTTTCCTCATTCCGTCTTATCCCTCCTTGGGTTTATAGGGCTTCCCTAGCGGTCATGTGTTCGTGATACTGTAGCAACCAATATTGTGGCTCATATCTGAGTTCAGCTCCTGTATCCAATCCGTTGCCGATAATCCGGTTCGCCCATTCCAGTGCTTTATCTCTGCGTTCGATCTCTTGTAATAGGAACTTGAGGTTATCAAGATGTTGGAATTTGTATCCTTCTTCTTCACAAAGTTCAACATAGGCTTTTATCTCGTCTATCTTGTTCTGTTCGCTCATTGTTATCTCTCCTTATGAGATGAAATTGGTCTAATAATGTATCCATCCTCTTCAAAACTGCTGAAATATTCGCTTACACTAACTTCATCAAGCTTTCCGTTAGCACCAGCAGACGGCTCCCAAATTGACACCTTGTTCCCATCCGTATGCACGGAAAAGTTTAATAACGAGGCATTTCTCAAAAAGATAAACACTTCATCTTGAGACATCACGAACATTTCATCATCGTTAGTCGCGTATATGCCGTACATTGGTTATCTCTCCTTAATAGATTCCAATTGTTTAAGATAGGAATCGAAGCTTTTAATGATACGATCTTTGGCCTCTCGTACAGCCTTCTTATAACTTTCTCTGAACGAGACTCGAATGCCGCTCAATACGCAGGATACACACCAACCAGCGCCGTTATGGTAAATGAAAAATTGATGACCTCTGTATTCAAAGGCTTTTTCCCCGATAACATCACGTGTTATTCCATTAATCATTTGTACTTTGAAAACCTCGGGGTCCCTCAATCGGCGGATTGGTAGGCCTGCTTTTGGCTTTCGCGGCTTCCGCGGCTGCACTCGCTTACGGCTTCTGTAGTCCGCGTTCAACCGCCGAATATCAATTCCCCACTTTTCTTCAAACTCACGTTCCGATTCAGCAAAGTGCCGGTTCCACTCCTTCCCAAAATCAAGCTTGCTCCAGTAGTCAAACCGGTCGTACCACCAAGGCCGGAAAACAGTGAGGTATTGACGGTCAAAATACTGTGCTGCTATATCAGAAGCTTTGGAAACATAGAAGAACGGAATCTCACATCCTGTTTGCTGCCCTTCGGAAACACGCTTCATTATTTTTTTCATCAGACGATTTTTCATGTTATCTCTCCTTATATGGGGTATGGGGGTTAAGCCTGCTTGTAGGTAATGAACACTGAATCTCTGGCGTATTGAGTTTGCTGTTGATAGCTTCCACGTACCATCATGACTGTCGTGAAGTCCATCTGTATAATTTGAAAGGTTGGGTTTTTGATTAAAAAATTTGAGATACGAAGGTCAAGGTCATTTTCTATCGTCTTGATTTGCTTCACAAAGATTTCATTCGCTTTTCCGATCATCCGCTATCGCTCCTTTGGGGGTTAATTTTGACGTTCCAAATCGCCGTTCTTAGCTTGCCTGAAACTGTTTTTCATTCGCCCAGGTGATCTGAATACGTAAACGTTGTTCTCCATTCCCTCAAACAGCATTCGCATCGATTCGTTATCGGCGCTTAATCCGTACCATGCCAAGAAACTTTTAGCCTGTGAGCAATAACCCCGAGCGTCAAAGGTGAAAGGCACAACGCTTTTATCATCACAGGTTTTTGAAATGCCTAATCTACGGTCAGATTCGTCATAGAACAAAAACAGGTCGTCATTCCCTTTTAGCGCAAGTTCCTTCTGAAGATTTGCGTTTAAGCAAATGCGGTTTGATTTATCAATCGTTATGAATAGGTCATCCATCCGTTTATCTATCCTGCTGATTGCTTTTAATGCTCCCATTTGAATCCTCCCTTGTGAAAGTCCTTTACATGATATAGGGACAAAAATTTCTGGATTTGGGACATGGATCTTAATTTAATTCGTCTGATTGACGCATCAGTTCTTGAACAATCTTAGGTTCCGGCGCATATTTCTCAGCCCATCCCTCAGGCTTTACGATCTTTCCTTGCTCGTTAAATCTCGGCTTTCCGTCTTCGTGCAATTTGCCCATGTTGGCAGCGTGTACGATATTGAAGAATGGTTCCGGTTTAACTCCCATCAGAGTAAATGTGCCGATTGCAAAGTAAATCAGATCTGTCAATGCGTCCACTTGATCTTCCAAGGTTTCTGCTTCCATGAACTCAATTAGTTCTTCTAGCATCCAGGAAGATCGTTTCACTACATCACTTGAAATTTGCTTTGCTTTCATTTCTCTACAATGCTTGTTGAGCAAAAAAGTGTAATCTTGCATTACCAACCTGTCATAAGCTGTTCGACCTTTGTTCAACATGGTGGGGCGTTCTGGCATTTCCTGAGCGAAAGCCGTGTGAAACTCTCTTACTTGCTCGTATTGAACGTTCATATTTACCTCCATAATTTGTATTTGATGGAACACCAGTTTGGTTTATAGGGTGTAACGGGGTACGGAATAATGCCAACTCACGTCAATTTGACGATGGTTGCTGCCTTATCCAGCCACTTCGAATTCTATTTCAATCCTTGGATTCTTCCGGTCAATTTCGTAATCCATGATCTGCGGCAATGCTAGTTTGTCATCCTCGTATATGCATCCGTCTTCTAAGGCGTCTAGGAGCGCTTTTAAGGTGTTATGCGTATCGCGCCTCCTAGCATCCGGGAAATAGTACCAAAGCCGTACAATGACCTTCTCATTAGCTGTAGACCACCTATATTTATTTCGCCATACGTTGGTGTGTAAAACCGCTTCGTCAAACCATGCTCGGGCTTTAGGTTTTAGTACCTTCATCATGCGGCGACCAACTTTTGCATTCTGATACATGTGGTTTACGCTGGGTGCTGTACCTGGAATGATTAAACGGTTCATTTCGCTTTCCCCCTGTCCTTGTGGTCAAGCACATAGCGTTTACCCCGTATTAGCAGAACTGTTGGTGTTCCATTCTTTACCTTTGCAACCTTAGCTGCTGGTCGGTATGGCTGGCCTTTCTCGAATTTTTTTCTCATGTAAGCCCCGCCTCCCACTTGGTTTGATTTTCTTTTCAGTTTCCCGTCTCTCTGCAATCTGATCAATCATGTCCGTAATCTTGACTCTCATGTAATTCTTTCGATACTCTGCTGGGACCCCGAAGCAAGATGCCTCTTCACTCAATTTCGATAACATAGAATCAGCTTTCATCAAGCATTCAAAGATCGGGAATTCCAGCGAACCGAAGATGTCATCCATTACGTATTCATAATTCTTTTTCCTACGGGCCATTGTGCATTCACTCCTAACCGCTTGATGATTTCTTTAGCTGCATGCACCCGGCAATCTATATCAAGTTCACAGTTCATGATGATTTCGATTAATTCAGTGTCTTGCTTGTTCTCCATCACTTTGTCATCCTCCACTCATTCGTTTTATAGCATCCTCCCGGCGCTTCGAGGTTGCTGTGTTTTCGTATATATCCGTACATCCTAGGATGCGGTCGAACAGCCGCCCATCTTCGTCTACAATCTTTCCTTGCTTATCTCTCAGGAGCCAATTTTCCAACCGTTCAAGATCAAGGTTTGAAGTGAAGTTAGTTATTTTCCCTTGCCGGCCGTTAAGGATCGGGAACAGAATATCTTTATACTCAAACTCAGTAATGCTCCCAGCTCCCAATTCATCCAGCGTCAGAAGGTCGCAAGATACTGCTCCTGAAACGATGTCTGTAATGGCTATTTTTGAATCATTCTTGAACGTTCCTTTTGCCATTTCTATGAGCTGCGGTACATCCAAAAAGAGACATACAAACCCTTGTCTGTTTAGTTCGTGATGTATCGATGCAGCTAGATGACTTTTCCCGTTACCAGGAGGCCCGTAGAAGAGGATTCCCGTCTCTCTGGTCTCGTAAGTCCTGACGAACTCTAAAGCGGCTGAGAGGGCTGTTTCCGTCCCTGTACGGGCTATGAAACTATCAAAGGATGCTTGCTTAAGTTTTTCGTTCATGATACTACGGGAAAATATCCGCTCCATCTTCCCGCGTCTAAATCTCCGTTCTGTCTCCAGTTGGGCCTTTTCGCTCTCTGCCACTACACATGGACAGCCTTTGTTCAAGCCCCATTGCTTTTTGAAAGGGAAATAAGTGCGAGTTATTTCTTTTCTACAGCCAATACAGCAATATGTTCCTTCGTGTTGATCATCTGCGAACAAACTGGTCGTACTTCGAAGGTGTCTTTTGATCTCCTCGATCTTGTGGTCCTCCTCCAACTTCTGAAGCATTCCTTGGATCGGCGACCTGTTTACCGTTCGTGCTGGAATGGTTGGAGCCGTTCGCACTGTATTGACCAGCAGTTGTTTGTCCTCTGGAGAAAGGTTCAGATCGTTTATGTTCACGCTGCTCCTCCTCTTCCACTCGTTTTACAACCCAGTTTAGAATCGCTCTATAATCACTAGCGTATTTCTTGTTATTCGCTCCTTTGTAGTTATCAAGGATCTCAATCATTCGTTTTGTTTTCTCTTCCCCGTGTTCTGCTGTTAATTTGTCGTATTCGATTTGAGTGAGAGAAACGAATTCAGCAAATTTAATTTTGGGTATTGTATCTTTTTTATTTTTGTTATTTACATTGTTCTTGTTATTTACATTATTGTTTGTGTTCACTTGTTGTTCAGTTGTTGTTCGCTTGTTGTTCACTTGTTGTTCATCTTGCTGTTCACTATCTTGGTACTCAGACCATGAAACCACCGTCACTAAGCGGTTTTTGTTGCCGTTTTGTTGTTCAATCTGTTGTTCACTTTCGAACGATTTTAGTATCCGTTGTACCTTGCTTTCTGAAATATTCAATTTCTCCGCTATTGATTTTCTACCAGTGATTAATTGCCCTGGTTGAAGCATTATTTTGTTACCGGAGAAAAGGGCCGGATACTCTGAATGTGTAGCATTTAGCAGCAAGTAAACCCACACCGCCATATGATCACTGTCTTTGCACACTATCGGATTATCCAGCATCTTACGGTGTATACTTATCCAACCTTTCCCGGCCATCTCACCACCTGCTTATTTCGCTTTATCTCGTAATTCCATTAAGATGTGTGAAGTATCATTGCCTTGCTTCTTTGTCATCAAGTAGTCCAGTAGCAGCGGCATCCATGTGCGCTTGCTGGAATGTACTAGAGTGTGCATTTCGTTAGAAAGCAGCACACAGTTCCAGACTTCGTATTTGCCATTACCGCCACCCATGCCGCTATACACTACCCGGTGAAGATGGAGTCCAGGACCGGGCTTACCGCTAAGTAAGCACCAGTTACCATCCCGTTTTTTGACTTCTTCCCGAACCTGTTCTTTTGTCAGCTCACCAGCGTCTTTAGGCTTCCTCTTGCGCTGTGAGGTTTTAATCTTGTTTCGCCGTTCCTTAGTCTTCTTCTCTGACTTAGGAACCGGGTGAAATCCATAATCAATCATGTGACCACCCCCTAGAAAGGAAGAGCATCGTCTGGTATGTCAATTGGTTTTCCGTCTTCACTGAATGGGTCACCTTTGTTTGTATTTGGCTGGCTGCTGGACTGTCCGTTATCGCGGTTCGATTCTAGGAAGCGGACGTTATCAGCAATACAATCATTGGTGTATACCGTTCTACCTTCACTCTCATAACGCCCCGTTTGCCACCTTCCCTCTATGGCGACTAATCTTCCCTTCCTCAGATGTTCGGCGCATGCTTCAGCAGTCTTTCTGAATGTGACAATTTGAATGAAGTCTGCTTCTTCTCCACCACGCCGATCACAAGCTACAGTGAATTTGGTAACGGCTGTTCCGCTTTGCCCGTACCTGAGTTCAGGATCACGTGTCAGGCGCCCCACTAATACCACACGGTTTATCAATTTAATTCCTCCTTAATACAAGCTCAGTTCTGATACTAATTTCACTCGTGTAATTTTTTTTGTCGATTTACAATAATCGCAACGTTCGCAGCGTATTGGTTTAGCAAGTCCTGATTTAACCGCCTTAACTCGTTCAATGTTATTGGCTACAATATTCAACTCGGGTTATATCGTTATAGTCAAAATAGATGATTTCATGGTCTGGAACGGTTTCTTTTGTGACGATAACCATGTGAGGTAGAAGCCATTCAGCACCAGAAGAATGTCGTTTTTCAATTTCCGCATAAACGCCCATTTGAATGTCATATCCGTAATGTTCAATGAAATTTTCGTAGGCTTGAGCCTCTTTATTCCACCATTTCCCGTCAATGGACTTAAGCCCCTTGAGATCCGCGAACACCCCAACCTCGACTTGGTAACTATCAATCATTATTTTCCATGGGATATCGTGAAACATTGCGGTCATAATGACTTCTTTTCGACCGGCTAATACATCCATTACCATTGGGTCATTCTCAAGCACTTCAATGAGTTTGTTCAGATGCTTAAAGTTGGCTTTGAGTTGTCCTTTTGTTGCTCCCTGACTACTGTAGATATCAGGGTGATTTGCCTTAAATTCTGAAAGAGTGCCTTCATTCCAAGCGTGAAGGTAATGACCTTCGTCAAAGGCTCCCTTGGGAGCGTCTTCCCACTCTCCGGCGAGTTTAGCCATGGATTGGGCTTCACACCCCCCATAGGAGGGGAGAAAGCCCTTGAACTGGCTGACAGACATGTATTGCCTGTTAGCTTCTAACGAGAAGTAATTTTCTTTATTGAGTCTCAGTAATTCCGTCATTGGACAACACCTCACTTTCCTCAACTTCTGGAGGATTGAACGGGCTACGCTTTTTAGGTTGTTGTTCTCGGTCGAACTCAAAACTGCTACCAGCTTCATATGCCAAGGATTGCTCTGCATCAAAATCTATTTCAATTGTTTTGCAAAGTCGTCTAAGCACAGTTCGTTTATACATTTCTCCTTGGCTCTTCTCCCATGTGTCACTACCGGGGTTTTTACCGTAGTGTTCTCGTATGCTTTCAATCTCTTCAGCTGGCATGGTCTCATAGACCATGCCGCCATCAGTGAATAACGCTACTGCAAACGAACCGGTAATTTTGCTGTTGTTAAAGGCACGAGGGTTGAAGTGAATAAGAGGCTTGCCACCGCTAATCTCTTCCCTGAAGTCATCTCCTTCACGGACGTTCTTCGCGTAAATATCAAGAATAGGACGGACGCTATATTTCTTAACAAGCGTCATCTCTCCCTTGTAATCCGTCTGGAAGCGCAGTGCGCTTCCTTCTGTGATGACATGGCATTCCTTTGCGAGGAAATCCAATCCAAGAACAGCTCCCTTGAATAAAACCGAGGCTACTTCTTCTGCATCGTACTTCTGAAGATCCTTATAGTCTTTTACGTAAGCCCTGCAATTTTCGCTGAAACGAGTCTTCTTGAATCCTGATGGTAGTGCATCATGCTTAGCATCTAGCTCCCGATCCAGTGCGTCTTGTATTTTTGTCACATAGTCCATTGTCACGGATTATCCCTCCACCACTTCGAGATTCAAATCTTGACCGTCAACTGTTTCCAAAACAAAATATTGATAGTCGTCCTGTTTAGATGTTTCGATGATTTCACGCTGTCTGCTGCCGAGATTTTGCCAGCCATCAACACAGATGACTTTGAGTGGTCCTGCTTGAGCTTTGGCAAGTTTAAAAGCAAACCCTAGAGCTTCTCCCTCAGACAGACCATCAATCAATGTGCCATCAATTCTGATGCGTCCCTGCTCATCTACAGACAGACCTTCCACCGGCAGTGAAGCGGTTTTAAGTAATTCCATTGGTAATTCTCTAGCCGTTTTGATCTTGGAAGTAAGCTCTGCACTTCGTTCCTCTTTCGGTGTCAATTTCTCGCGAATGATATCGTTCATCCGTTCCCACTCTCGAAGGTATTCTTTCATACTTGCAGCCTCATCAGCAGCTTGCTTCAACGGCTCAGGATCGGCCCATACAATAGTGTCAATGACTTGCTGGGCATTCCCTGACTTTTCGTTCTCTGATGCTATGAGATTAGTTTCATGGTCTGCAATCTTCTCCAAGTCCTTCCGCTCATGTTCGTCAATATTCATCAGTGAAGACTTTTTCTCTGCCACCTGTTCCTTGTACTCTGCTATAAACACACGGGATTGTTCCACTTCTTGGTGGATATCTTCACGGGCTGTTTGCTTCTTCGCTTGATACTGCAATTTCAATCTTTCGATTGCTTGTTCCAGCTCATTATCAAGACGTGAATTAGTTTCCAGAATGCGCCGATCCACGTCATCGATTTTCGCTTGTTCCTGCTGCATGTTTTCTTCCAAACGTTTAATTGTGTCATTAAAGGAATCACGCTGCCGCTGATAGTCCAACTTCTTCTCCATAGAAGCGTTGGCAGATCGTTGTTGGATATCCTTAATCCGAATAGATAGACCCTCTATGAGTGCTTGAGCTTCTTGTAAACGTTTATTTGATTCCTCAGCATTGGACAACTTTTTATATAGCTCTTGAAGGTTAACTTCTTTCCATTCAACTCCGTTGTAATTAGCTGGCAAGTCGCGTTTAATTCCTTCGATATTGGCCCGAAGCAAGTTGATTTCACGGTTAATACTTTCACGTTCAGCATAATATACGGTCTCGATTTGCTTGAGGATTTGAAGTATGTGTAACTGATAATCTGCCTCAGGCACTTCACCAAACCAAGCCTTGATATCATCCACGGACCACTCGATTTGCAGCATGTTAAGGATGATTTCTGTTTGCTCTTTTGCGGTCTTTTGGACAAATTCAATCGGTCGGAAGATATCGCCGTTAATAAGCCGCCGTAAGAAAGCTTCAGTACTGTTGACAGCCATGCTTTCATGCTTCACTTTGAGGTAATCAGCCTTTTCAGTTCGAACCTTCCGTAGAGTTTGGAGTCCGTCATCCAACTCCACGAAAAGCTCTGCCTCTTCTTGATCGTGACGAACTACCTCAGTTCGGCGGTTCTTATTGGTAAACACCTTTTCCAATGCCTCTACAAGACTCGTTTTTCCGCTACCTGAATCACCTGAAACTTTATTGAACTTGCCAGGAGCAAAGAACAATTCTTTGATTCCAAGCCAGTTCTTTATCTCAATTTTTTTGATGTGCATATTTACAACCTCCGAATAATCTGATATGTTTTCCGTAACAATTTTTTTATAAGTTATTATCTAACGTCCCTGGTTGCCGCCGGGGGCGTTTTTCATTTCACGCTTATACGTGAGATACTGCCGATAATGAAATTCAGTAGGAAACGAAAACATGGGCTTTTTGCCTGTCGGCACTACGATGCTTCCCCCGGCTTTACTCATGGCCGTCTGATCCGCTAAATTCTCGCTGAATTTTATTCGTATCGTCATCCTCCAACCACCTCACTTCCACGTATCCTCTACATTCGACCGCATCCAGCATGCAAGTTGTGCAATGCGGCTGGTCATAGACAATGTACTTCGCTTCTTTATTGCAACCTTCACACTTCATGGCTGTCACCACGCATGTACAAAACTATCGGGAACCAAATGTTAAACAGTAGCCATGCGGTTAGTAAATAGATCATGACTCGCTTTCCTTGCGGCGCAACTCTTCTTCCAACTCAACAATTGCGTTATCAATCCAATCTGACCCGGCATCCATCAAGCATGCTTCACCCTTCATCTTCTCAAGCTCACGAAGCCTGATAGTTGCGGCACACCGTTGTTTCAAGCGACTATCTGTCATTTCCATTCTCCCTTCTGGATAGAAGACTCTTCCTTCACATATTCGATTGATCCACATATTGCGTGTAACCATTCCGTATCCCCGGCCGTATAAGCAACCATGGACAAGTTACTAAGTTCATCCAACGTTCTAACAATCTCAAGATTTTGCAGTAAGTAAGGTTCAAGCACTCGAAGCGTTACTTCATCAATGATCAACTTTCCGTTACGATCTAAATTCAAGAATGTTATTTCAGCTAAACGGCGATGGCTAGTATGGATAGCTAGGTCTTTCATGTGACCACTCTCCATTCATGCGTTTTAAACTAAAGTGCCAATCGATAATTCCTTTACAATCGTTGTATAGATTTCTTTGAGCATTTTGTCAGATTCGATAATGTCTAGCTTGTTCGCATCAGCTATCCGGGTTTTTGTTGCTCCTGAATCAGACAATCGTTTTCTCAAGTTCTCTAACCGCGTTTCTAACTTGCAGTTGGTGCGGTCCTTCAAGATTTGATAGCTCATATTCCGCACTTCCTTATGATCCATATCAGAGCTACGGGCCGCCCCGTTCAAAAGACCATTGATCTTCTGCCGCCAATTGTCATCACGCTGTAAGAACGTTTCTTTGATGGTTGTGAGTTGGCTTTCCGTTTGTTGCTGGCGTTGTTCAATCTGCAACTGACGGTGCTCCATAGCGATCAGGAGTTGAAGCTGAGGGCTTAGTCCGGTTAGATCAAGTGATTGTGACTTTTCCATTTCATCAAATTTAGTTACATAAGTGGCAGTAAACAGCACACCTTTTTCTCCGGTCATCTTGTTGGCTACCATATCGCAACCTTTGCGGGTTAAGTCATACCCCCTCAACGTTCTTCCGGTACCATCTTGATACGTTGATGCTTCGAAAAAATCACTCACCCCAATTTTGGGGTCAGTAGAATTCATGAGGATCTCACAGTACCCATCGATATCACGTAGAAGATGGTCATGTCTCTTTCCAGTCATTAGAGCTATCCCCCGGCTATCAGCGACTAGCTCCCGTTTTTGTTCTTAATAGTTAATTGATTCATTTCATACCTCCTACCTCAAGGTTCGCAATCCAACTTTCCAAAGTATCCACTCTAAAGAAGATTTTCTGACCGATCCGAAAGTGTGGTATTTGTTTTTTTCTCACTAGTTCATAAACAGTGCTGGTTGATACCTTTAATTTCCCAGCAGTTTCAGCAACCGTAAGTGTCGTCATTTGGCTTCCCTCCTTTTCATCCGTCTAAAGCAGCACATATAGCTGATACGGCTACTGAAGTTTTGATGCCTACTTCTCCTGCAAGGAACTCCGCTTTTTTAATCGGATCTGCACGAATCCCATAACGTAATTTAGAAAGTAGAATTAGCTTCTGGCCGACGGTTTTTAATCTATCCTCATTACTCACAAGTTCACCCCGCCATTATTTTGTGTTGTTTACCCAACATCGTTGGTAAAAAAAATTTCCCTCGGGTCCTTATTAAAGAAGTTAGCTACTCTCAATACCACTACACCACTAACTTCCCCGCCTCTTTCCAAATGCGAAACAGTACTTCTTGAAACACGTAGTTCCTTGGCTAATTGCTCTTGGGTTAGATCATATTCTTTACTACGTCTCAGAAACTTGATGTTGTTCTGCACATATATCCTCCTTTCCTCTGCCCTAATTCATTTACACCTCACATACTACTCCTATAGTTTTGTGTTGTCAACAACAATTAAAAACTTTATTTCAGTATTTTTGTGTTGTTTACTTTACTTTTTGTTGGATATACTATACAATGAGTCATGTCGATATTGTTGGTATATAGAGGAAGCGAGGGTTTTTGATGAATGAGTTGGGACAGTACCTAGAGGGTATCAGAAAACAGAAAAAAATTTCACTTCGAGATGCAGCAGAAAAGAGCGGTGTATCTTACTCATATATTCGAGACATTGAATTAGGCATCAATCGCAAGACCAAAAAGGAAGTCACTCCTTCTCCTTCAGCTCTCAAAAAAATTGCAGACGCTTATGACATCAATTACTACGAAGTATTAGAAAAAGCTGGAATCATTGATGAAACTTCAGACACGCTGTTGAAAGAAACAAATGAAAAGCTGGATGCCTTGCTAAAGGAATCTAGCATTGATAATCCATGGGGCACCATTCCGCTGGTCGGAACAATTTGTGCTGGTGACGGACTTATTGCAAGTTCGAATGTCGAAGACTTCGTTGTTTACCCAATGCTAAACAAGAAGAAACCTGACTACGCTCTTAGAGTTCAAGGTGACAGCATGAACCAAGTCGGTATTGAAAGCGGTGATATCGTTTATCTAAGAGCGAGTAACTGGGTTGAACGAAACGGTCAGATTGCAGCAGTTATTGTTAATGGTGAGGAAGGGACTCTTAAGCGTGTGTATTGGGAAGCTGAGAGAAACGTTATTAGATTGGTGCCAGAAAACTCTAAGTACAGAACAATAGAGGTTTTCCCTAATGAGGTCCATATATGTGGAGTATACGCCGGTCATTTTAAGCCAGAGTTTCAAATGGATCTTTAATAATTGAGGAGGTATCTCCTATGGCTTCGGCACGAAAACGAGGAAAAGAATCCTACTTATTGACTGTTGAATTAGGTTACGACTCGTTAGGTAAGAGAATCAAAAGAACAAAAACAGTAAAAGCAAAAAACAAAAAGGAAGCTGATTTAGAACTAGCCAAATTTATTGTTGAGGTTGAGTCTGGTGAGTTTATCTCTCCTGAAAAAATGTCATTTGAAGCATTTGTTGAAGAATGGAAAACTAAGTATGCCAATAAGCATCTAGAGTTAAAGTCTATAGAAAATTATGTGACCCACCTCAATAACCGAATTATCCCACATTTCAAAGATGTACAGATAAGCAAGATAAAAACAATGCATATCATTCGATTCTTAGATTCAGTTAATACCAGACTGGATGGAAAAGATGGAAGTGTCTCCTCTGCTACTACGGTCTACATTTACAGAGTATTACGGAGCGTATTTCTTAGGGCCGTTGAATGGAATGTTATTAAAGACAATCCAATGAAAGGCGTCAAGAAGCCAAAGGAAAAGCCAGTGAAAGATATTCAAGTGTATGACGAGGAAGATGTAAGGAAACTTTTTAAGGCGTTGGAACAAGAACCATTCATATTCAAAATGCTTATAACATTGGCGGTATCAACAGGTATGCGGCGAGGTGAATTAATTGCACTTGAGTGGAAACACATTAATTTAGAAGAAGGTACACTTCAGGTAGTGCAATCAATATCAATCGAAGACGGTGGTAAGCCAGTAATTAAAGAACCAAAAACAAAGAACTCAATCAGAACCATCTCCTTACCGACATCAACTATAGAAATGATGAAACAGTACAGAAGATTTTACCTTCAGGATAAGCTTAAAAGAATGGATCGCTGGACTGAGAAAGAACATGAATTTGTATTCCCTAACAGTAGTGGCGGTCCATTGTACTTCAATCGACCCACGAAATGGTGGATAGAATTTCTTGATTACAATGGACTTAAGAAAATACGATTCCACGATCTCAGACACACATCTGCAACATTATTAATCAATAAAGGGGTTCATGCTAAAATTATATCGGAAAGGCTAGGCCATGCAGATATTACCACCACCATGAATGTGTATGGTCACGCTCTACAAGAAGCAGATAAAATAGCCGCCGAGAAGCTGGATAGTCTATTCACGTTCTCCGGGTAGTGTAGACCATTTGTAGACCAAATGTATACCAAAGGATAATAAACACCATCAAAACATCACAATAAAGCATAAATCAATTGCAATAATACTTAACGTTTACCAACAGATAGCATCACGAGATAACGTTGCACCCTC